TTACTGGCCCTGGAATCTCTTTCTAAACACTGACGCTTTGGCCAACGGTATCTGATGATTTGCAGTGAGAACGAACCCTAGAGGCTCTTCCTTCACATATGCAACGAACGTTAGTTCGAGAGTCGTTGAGTTGCTTAATTTTAAATCCCCCAGTCTAAGCCGGAGCCACTCATTATCTATTGAGTATAATGCGTCGTTCGTAGAAATCTTAGAGTCAATGCCCGCTATGACCTCAACTCTATCCCATCGGCTGTCGGACCAATCTATCATGCCGTTTCTGATAGGGAGGCCAACTTCGTTGTCAGGTCTGAATCCTATTTTTTCGCGGTTACCATAGCCTTCGAAGATCTGCAGGTTTTCATCGTGGACTATCTCGCAGCGTACAAGCTCAAGAGCGGCCACTAGGTCGCGAGAGTTAGCAGCGAGAACAGTAACGCTCACATCAGCACTAGATGTTTCACCGTCATCGTCTGTTACTGTGACACGGAACGTATAAGTTCCCGGCTCAGTGAGACCACTGGCCGTCGCTATTGCTGCCGTTGCATCATAGAACGTCACGCCCTGCTGCGCGGTTGTGAGCGTCCAGGTTCGGCTAACTATGGTACCGTCGTTGTCGATACTGCCAGATGAATCCAGCACTACGCTATCGCCGGGTGTGACAGTCGGGGTTGATGTTGTGGCGAAAGCTGTTGGTTTCATATTTGGAGCCTCAGTGGGGAATGGCTCTGTGCCCGTCAGCTGGGAAACCTCACTGTCAGACGCCGCAATGCGAAACTCTTTCACTTCTTGGGCGTTATCGAACAGCATTACGCCGTGCTGGCTCTCGTAAAGGTTAAAGTCATCTTTGAAGCTACCAACTGGGGAGCCGTTAAAGAATAAGGTTATCTCATCCCTAACGGCCCGAAGTCCCACTTCAAAGTCATCATTTGCCGGTATTTCTACTCCAGTATTACCAAGCGCAACATTAAAGCTCCCGTTTTCACGCTTTACTACGCAGAAGCCGTTGTTTGCTTCGTATGTGGCATATATGTGGTTGTTGTTATCTTTATATCTCAGCACGACAGCAACGTTACTTGCTGCTGTGCCATTCAGATTGAATGTAGCCTGAACGTGAGCATTACTGTCACCATCGACAGTTGCTAGCCACCAAGGGCGAGAAGGTAAATCCCCGGTACCCATCAGCGAGCCGTTTACTGCCGAAAACGTGCCGCTCTGTTGTGTCCAATAGTCGTGCAACTCATCAAACCCGTCATAATAAGGCGTCGGGCTTAGTTTGTACTCGCCTATAACAGATATCGTCGTAGTATACGTAGCGGTGTTCCCCCACTTATCGCGAACGATAAACGGGTGTTCGAAGTCGCCTAAGTGCCCTGCGTAAAACTCACCGTCCGGCTGAATGGCAAGGCTAATATCGCCCTGCTCGTCATCCGTAGCCAGCAGCCCTGATACAAGGCCGGTGGAATCTAACCGGCAAAAGCCAGCGACCCCCGATTCAGTGATAACAGGGGCGGCAGTATTACCCCTGATACCATATTGCATAGTGTTGACTAGTGGTAGGCTCATAATAAAACAACCCCGTTATTGTTAACCCATGCGCTGGTTTGCGTACCTAGAATGGTACGGGTGCGGAAGTCATACGTGCCTGCGGGTAGCGTTGGACGCCAACGCAAATCCCCACAATGCCCCACAGTAATTTTTGGCAGGTCGATCCATTCAGTATCCGCCGACAGTTTGTATTGGCCTTCAATTTCATCAAAAGCTGACTGTAGTGTATCCGGGATATTGGGTTGCGTCTTCAGGACGATGAATTTGTTAGGGATATCAGATGGAGACCTATCCGTGTACTCGCTGACGTCCGCGTCAGTAATATCCACTACCCGTTGGCCGGCAATCTCACAGTTAAATAACAAAGATTTACTGTCTGTATAACCGAGCCACTGGGCCTGATGACTATAACCAGGATCTGGAGGCGTTCCTAAGTGCTTAACGTTGGCATGAATACCAATATTCTTAGGGTGCTGACGAATATTACGGAACGAGTATCCGAATTCGGCATAGTTCAGGATATTGGTAATCTTACAATCAAGGTTGCCGTCGCCGCCGTTATAAAACGCGCCATTGAACAGGTTAAGGGACTGCTCTGCTAGACTGTGAGCATTATCGTTCATTACGAGACAGTCAGTGTTATTCCCGCCGCTATACCCGCCGTTAATGGAGGATTTTTTCAGGTCGATATATGTGTTGGTGATGTACACAGATGCAACACCGTCACCGTTGGTCGTTCCATTTGAAATGCCAAGTTCGAACTCCCACGGGCCATCTTCACTCGCAGGGTATCCCCCCTCACACCATAGGTTATCTACTATGAGAACATCACCGAGACCGCCATACATACTGATAGCTTCTTTTTTCTCAATGGAGCGGCAATCTACAAAACGGAAGTTGCCACCGCTACTAGCACGGTAGCCTAATCGTCCGCCGTTAGCTCCCAGCGTTTCGCCTGTGATGTCTTCCGTGAATGTGTAGTCGCTAAGTGTCGCGGGATCTAACACGGTTTCCAGTGCAGGGCGAATAACACAATTACCTTCGACGGGACAATTAGGCGGTTGCTGCCGCTGATTAACCTGACTTACATCAAGCCTTCTGGGCGCAATAACCGTGGAAGGCTTTTTGACACGCTTAACGTGCAACCCGTCGGTTGTACCGTCAAAACCGTTTTGATGTGTTAGTACAATTTGACTGCAATTAGCCGGTATCTTTAAATGCCAGACTTCACGCCCATCGCGGTCAAATGTATAGCGCGGTGTAAAAGTGGTGTCACCAATAGCAAGAGGTAAAATATCGCCCGTAGTACGCCCTGTCACATCAAACGCGACTTCATACGTATCACCCTCAGCATAGGCATAGGTAATAGTGGTGTCTGTCGAGTTTTCAGCAATATTTTCCTCAACCATAATTGAGGCAAGAATTGTTATGGTTAGACTTCGTGTGACACCGCCAGGGAGCATATACTCGAAAGTGTCTGTGTCCGTAGTATCTGGCTCCAAGTGATCGAACGCGCCGTCCGGCACATACTCGAAGAATCCGTTACGGTACGCAACAATGCCGCCTTTCGCAGTACGAACATTTCTATCACCATCAATTGGGACACCCTCGATAGCAACAACGTTATCCGGTAGTGTTGATGCAGAGGAAATCGCTTCGTTTGCGTAGCAATAAAGTGTCCCGCTAGTCGCGCCCACAATTGCCGTTCCGTTGTCAAATGGATACGCTCCCTCAAACACCGCACCAGTAAAAGGGAATCCTACGGGGCGATCAACACTAATAGACGCCACGCCATTATTAAACTCGACGGATGTATTAAAGAGAACGTCTGACGGGTCGTTTTCATGGTGAGCCTGAACCAAATATGATTGATAGCCCGGTGTGGCACCCGTCAGAATCAATTCCATTAATGACTCGTTAGTGTTGATACTCTCTCTCGCGTTTGCCATTCTGTTTGCTGCCTTTTCAGTTACCAGTGCATCCTCGACTATCACCCTTTTGGATAGCCTCGTTTCGTTATTGTTGTTATCCCGAATCTTCAGAAAGTAGTCGTATGTGCCTACTGTATCTGTGGTCACTACCGTTGGGACACCCTTTAAATCCTCGTACTCAATAAACTGTGAGATTACACCGTCAACGTTATCTTCGGCCGTTGCTGTTTCTACGTAGGTATCACCCTGGGTAAGGATGACAGTACCTTGAGTGTCTGTAATCACTGGCGGGATGGGATCGTCTGGAACAATAATGGTAGAGATACCCAGCTGATTGGTGTAAGTAATGTCACCAAGGCTAGCGGCCCTGTCACTACGATTGTTCAGTCCGTGGATGGTACTCCCCATATTGACATCAGACGTGAACGTAGCCTTTAAAACACCTTCGATATAAACCCTGAATGTGTTCCCATTCATTTCGAACGTGGCTTCGTATTCGTCTCCAGTACCATAGCCAAGCGTATGCGACACTGAATCAAGCTGGGAAAGTCCTTCATCGGTACTGTGGTAGAAATCTACAGTAGTACCTTTGATGTCTATAAACAGGAAGTCATAAGGGCCATTAAAACGGAAAGCGGGACCAGACATCCGGTGTGCGAAATCCTCATAATGCCGGATTGAGATGGTCATATCCGTCAGGCCAAAATCTTTCCATACAACGCGCTTTGCGCTGTGGCTTGGTACTTCCCCCCGGCCAGCGAACGCCAAGTTAGCTGTTACCGCCCAAGCGCACGGAACTGGTATCGAGAAACCTTCGCCGATGTCCTCGGAATTCTGGCCGTAGCCCGCACTTTCTACCGGGTACAATTTTCTTACAAAAATTGGGTCTGGCATATTCCTATGTACTCCTTAAATACTAAACTGCCACGCCGGGCGTAATTTCAATGTGTTCGTGTTGATCGTTCGCGCTTCTGTTGGGCGGAGCTGGTATGCGGCGCTTTACCGTCTTTGCTTTATGCTGATAAGTAACAAACCGGGCGCCGATGGTGTACAGTGCCTCGAAGGTTGCGAAATAAACCTCTCGCGGGTCTGCGTCTGTGTGTCCTGCGCCGAGGTACATGTGGGCGGTGTCATTGATGACGGTTGCCGAGCATGTGAAATCTCTCGGGTGGGGGCGGCCTGGCGTTCTGATATTTAACTGCTGTACCGACACGCTTTCTGTGTCTGTGTGCACGTGGAGTGTAGTGACAGTTTGAATCTCTACCTGGCGGCCTGATGATGCGGTGACTGTTTTGTACTGCATCCAGGCTTCCTCCGGTGGCGTTAAACGGCGTTTGAACAGGCTTTTAATTGTGTTTAAACCTGATTAATGCAGTTTGGTAATTTTTCAGAACGTGCGATTTTATTTAAGTATGGTGGGTGGTGTATGGGTGGTGGGTTTAGTCGGGGTTGTGGAAGAATCCGCCAGTGGTGAGCTGGCGGGCAGGGCGGTTTAAAGTAATGTGCGGCTGAGCATGGACTGCTTTCGGCGCATGACTTTGAATACCATCTCTTCGGTTACTATGGCAGCGAAATCCGTGATTGTCTGCTCCAGGGCTTCCATCTCGCTCAACGGTTTGCCTGGATTGTGGTAAACCTTAATTGTACTGCCGTTAACCGGCAGCAGCTCGCCTGTTGTTTCATCAATCAGTTCGCCGGTAGCGAGAGTTTGCAGGTAGTCGTCTGAGCCATCCAGGTCTCGGTCTTCCATTTTCTCTGTAATTGATACACGTACCATATCGCCTGTGGCAGGGCCTGAGAGTATGCGAAGCAAACGGTCGGCGGGCAGGGCCCACTGGTATGTGTCGTGGGCAACGGCTTCAAATTGCAAATCTGACATTCGTTAATTCCTTATGGTTTGTAAAAAATGTTGTGCGTGACTAGGCGTTTATCTGCAGATACACCACCGAGGAAGTTGGTACCGCCTAGTGATATGTGCATGACAGGTTGTGCAGCGGTGATCACCTTGTCTACAACAGGTTCCCACACCAATTCACCATCTGGCATTTCTGCCAGCATTTCATCACCGCGTTTTAAGTTCACCGCGAACCGGCTGCTGCCATCGCGCATATCCACCGGCGTGTATAGCGATACGGTTTTCTGGTTGCCGGATACTGTTATAAATGTGATGACATCTTCTGTTGCTGGGCAAATGCCAATGATTGGTGCTTTGTGCTTAACGCCGTTGGTCACAGCATCAATAACATCTCCGACTTTTGCATCCTTAGCTTGCAGCGTTGGTGTGAGCCACGTATCGGCGTGCGGACAGTCGCCAGGGTCGGGACGCGTTGTGCCACCGCCGTTTACGTAAGTAGTGAATTTACCAACTTTGTATATGTCATCACGAGCAAGGGATGCACCGTTCGTTGTTGCATAGTAGCTAACGTTGCCGCCCACGCCGTATGGGTCGAAGCAGTAGACGTGATACGTTGTGCCTTGTTCAAGGCTGTACACTGTGCCGCTGTTATAGCTGATGCTCTCGTTCGATACGGTAACCGAGTGAGCTGCAATGTCGATACGCGCCTTGTTACCATCGCTCGGATCGACATCACTAGACAACGAACTTGAATTGGCCGCAGCTGGTGTGCCCATGTTATTTGATGTTGGCAGAAGGCGAGAGCGGAGAATAGGTTGTAATGTGGGCGGTGCTGCCAGGGCGCTTGGTGTTGCGTTTCCGTCGTTGCGATATAGCTCCGGCATTGGCGCAGTAATTAAAACGACCTGCCCAGCGCTACAGTCATCTACATCAATACGAAGTGCAGCAGATGTACTCGCGTCATTAGTCAAATCGACAATAACAGAGATACGGCGCCAAGCCTGATATTCAGTAAATGACGCGGTGTGCGGGCTCCCCGTATAGCCGTTTGGGGTGCGCAGATACGCTTGAAATTTGGGGTAACCTAGCGAAGAACTGCCTTGTCGGAATACATAAAAACTAACTAACCACTTCTTGTTTGGCGGAATAGCAATATTGTAATCGGTGGTAGAGCGCCCAAACAACATCCAGGCATCCCCATTCGTTACTTGGTAGCGATAGCAACCTTCGATATTCGGACGATCACCGTTTCGATTAGCGTATGTTTCATGTATCAGTGTACTCGTCACATTCCCGGTAACCAGCGGTATACCGGTTCGCGGGTCAAAATACTTGGGATTGCAGAAGTTGTCCCCGTAGCCCGAGGGATTGCGCAGCATAGTATTTTGCAGAGCACGATTTACGGCTTCGTTTCTAAAACCGTCTGGAGTCCAATTAGGGACACTTCCTAGACCAACCTGTGATGCTGTTGTTCGGGAATTGCGGTAATCATCGTCGGGTCTCAACGCACCAATACGGCTATTTGCCCGCCCGTCTATGTGTGAGTCTGAAACGTAGTTCGCGCCACTCGCGGGCAGTGTTCCCCAGCCCGCACCTTGGCGTATATTTTCAGAAGATAGTTGATCGTTTCTAACACTAGCGGCCGCTTCTTTGACAAACATTTCGGCGTGATGTATCCACACATTCGCCGCAGCGCCGCCATTCCAACCGCTGTTTCCAGACCAACGATAAATCGCTAGAGAGACGTATTTTACACTGGCTGGCGGGGTGTAGTCGTAGTCAAACAACTGAGGTTCGTCATCAACGCCGCCATTCGAATGAAACGATTTGTATGAATTGCGGGCTACACCGTGCGGCGTTGATGCGTGAGTGCTGTTCACAACGTGCGTTTTATTCGCGGGCAATTCTGAATTGAGCTCAAGTAAGCGAATATACACGCCGCCTGTTTGAACATGCTCACTGCTTAGCCACAGTCGCAAGCGATAAACGGTGTCTGAATTCACGGCGACGGCTTTATATGCAAAAGCTACATTGGTATACGATTGCGAGCCACAGCGCAGTGCTTTCTTGCCCGCGTAGTAACGAATTTTGTCGTAATCAAATCCGCCCTCGCAAGGCTTCCATCCTTGCGCCCTACCGTGTCTATCTGCAATTGCGCCTTTCGGGTTGCCAATCAAATTTGTTGGTGCGGGTGTTGCGTCATCGTCGTCTACCGGCGGGAGCACAGAACCAAAATACCCAACCACGATATGGTCTATTTCATACGATTTCCCATTTGCATTTTCATTAGCGAGATCGATGCGAATGCCAGTTATTACGCTATTCATCCAATCATCACGCGCAGTAGTGGTGTTGGCATCACGAATATCAAAAATCAAATAAGTCCATTCATCCTGTTGGTATCGAATCGATTTTGTGCAGCGATAGTTATCGTGATGGCCATGCGATGAATTCGTCCAGTAAAGCTGCGCAGTGGTATTGTGAGTTGCACTGCTCGTGCGTAATCGCACTTTAATGCCGTAATTGTCAGCGCCAACGATGGCGAGATCGTTTATCGCTATATAAGGATCATTGTTCGTAGCCGTAGCATGTAGCGAACCCCGTACAACGCTCGCATTGTTTAAGTTTGTCAGGTTCCAGTCGAGATAGTTATCATCCTCAGTAAAACCCCACACTTGGCCCGCGACACCCACGATGTCCGAAGGTGTTAAGCCGTCAGCGCCAGCTGCACCGTCGTCGCCCTTATCACCACGCTCGAAATCTTCACTAAAGGCAGACCAAGCAGAACGGCGTGACCAGGTACCATCACCGTCATCTTTATAGCGAACGGTGGACACCCAGCGTTTTTGCCCAGCGGGCGGTGTGCTTCTAGTGTCCGTGGTGCCCGAGGGGAAAGTCTCGCTACTACCATCGAAACTACCACCGGTTGGCGTAGCGGGTTTGCTGGCCGCGTTCTTAAAGACGAAGGACACATAATCGCCGTTTACGCCGTCGAAGTAGTCGACGCCTTTTTGCGGTGAGAAACCATCATCGCCATCGCGTACAGTAATGGTCTCGCCAAGGGCGTTTGTGATGGTATAGGTGCCGTCACCGTTATCCGTGAACGTCGGAATATCACCCGCTGCACCATCTAAAATAGTGATTGAATCCTCACCGCTAGTAATTGTGTAAGAACCATTGCCGTTATCGGTGACAGTTGGTGCTGGTCCGGGGTCGCCTTTCTCGAAATCCGGGGCGGCTTCGGACCAAGCAGTGCGCTTCATCCAGGTGCCATCACCATTATCACTATAACGAACAGTCGATACCCATCGGCGATAGCCTTCAGCTGGCGCTGTACGGGTGTCTGTCCAACCGTTGGGGAAGTTTTCTGTGCTGCCGTCGAATGAACCACCTGATGGGGTTGCTGGTTTATTAATACTGTTGCGATAGATGTACGATACAAAGTCACCGTTCAAGCCATCGAAGTAATCAACACCTTTGGTCGGTGAATAGCCGGGCTCACCATCCGAAACTGTTACTGTCTGGCCGTTCGCCCCCTCGATTGTGTAGGTACCATCGCCGTTATCGGTTACGGTTGGGATATCACCGTCGTTACCATCACGGATGATAATCGACATGGTATCTGTGCTGATGGTATACGTGCCGTTCCCGTTGTTTGTCATCTGAATGAGACCAATCAACGGACCTACAACAAAACTTGTCCAGTTCGCATCGGCTCGTTCACCGTCAATCAACCGGTACCAGATCGTCACACTGCCATTTTGAGGCGTATCGTGAATGGTTAAAGCAACATCGCGGCCGCCGTCATACGAACTGGCGAACACACCATCGTAGGCGTAGCGCCAATCGTACGTCGCTGCATCGTGAGGCAAGGGCGGGCCAGTGACAATCAACTTGCCGGTTAGCACTTGCGTGGTCACCCCCTCTGGCGTGGGGGTGCTCGATATTGTGATGTCTAGTGGCGATGAAAAAGCCTGCTTGCCGTAACGATTTATTGCACCGACTTCGAGCGTGTAATCACCCAGCGGGATGTTCGACAGGCTCTGCTCCAGTTCCACCGGTGCAAAAGTGCGGCTGAATCCTTCTTCGTTACTGACTTTAACAATAAAGTTGATTACCGAGTTGGGACTGGGGTGCGTCCAGGTGAGGCGGCCTTGTCGCCACGAATCGGCCGGGGTTTGCGTGAATACCACGTTTTCTGGCGCAATGGGCGCGGTGGCATCTGGCAATGACGTGTTTGGGGTTAACTCGCCTTCGGCCGGTTCAAATGAATCTGGGTATAGTGCCGGACCGTCTTCAACAAGCGTGAGCAGGGTGCGGCGCTTTGCCGTGTCGTAATCGGTGCTGGCGATCAGAAATTCTTTATTGATGCCGCTTTGTGGGTCGACAAACCGGATGTCGTTGCCGGCAGCAATATCCAGGCGCAGGCCATCTAACGGATACGAAGTAACGAAACCGGCGCGGTTTCGCTCCAGCTGCAGTTTTGCCAGGCGCTGTATTTGATGCGACTTGGTGACAAGGTTCGCACGAATAGTGCTTTCAAGGTGTGCTTTGTCGGCGGCGCGATAAGCTTCGCTGGTTACAACGGGTGCACTGGTTACTTGCCATTTCAGCTCGGGCTCGACGTACTCTGGTCTAATAAAGTTTGTCAGTTCGCTGTATTTACGGTGTGGCGTATAGCGGGGCAGTTCCCGCAAATCGTTAACGTGTATCGTGGTTGTGGCAGGCCCGGCATACATGGCAGGCTTAATAAATACGCGGCCGCCCACTCGATATAGCTTCGCACCCATGGTGAGCATAATTTGGTTCAGCAACTCATTGGGGCGCATTCCATTATTCAACACGCCATTACAGCCAAATCGCTGGCCTTGCTGTTCATTGCCGTCTTTATCACGGTATGTGGCCAACTCGTCAGTGTAGTTTGCGCACACGGCAACAAAATCCCAGGGTATTCGACGCTGTGGTACGGCCTTACCGCCATAGGTCATTAACGCATGATACGCACACAATTCCGGGTTATCTGACCATTCCCACGTTGCACTGTCGTTAACCCGGTGGGCACCGCTGCCGCCTGCCGTGTCGTCTTTACGAGGGTCGTAAACGCGATGGCCACGCACAACAAACTTCATTTCATTGATGGTGCCCGCAACCAGGTTCGGGTCGTTTTCAATTTCAACGACCACATAAGTTTGGTTGGTACCGATATGATCGTCTGTCCAGCCAGGTATGTGCGTTTTTGCCGTATTGTCTACGGATGTTTGGTCGCCTAGGTACGTTCTCACACGGGCCTTGCTGCCAAACTCACTGAGCTTCTTACCTTCAATTTCGTACACCTCTACGCTTTCGCATGGGTGCCCGACCAGGTGCAGCACCATCACGTGCCACTCGGTACCGGCAATCGTGGGCTTGGCATAACCGACAATTTGCCCACCGACTAACGCCTCACCGTAGACGATTTTGCGAGACTGGTTTCCCTGGGTTGTCAATGCCTGGTCTGCGGCAGGGTTAGTATCGAGCGTTCCCAATTCCGGCGTCATAGCATCGGTAAGTAACTGCGTACCGATAGCGGTACCTACACCGATTGCCACGGCACTGGCGAACACGGTTGCACCGGCGATTGTAATACCTGCTGCGGCACTCGCCATGCCTGCAGCAACACCAACGGCAACTACTGGCATGACACACTCCAACAACAAATGGCCCGACGCATGGGCAGAGGTTGCAAACCGTTTTCAGCGGCGCACCAAATCTGACCGCCAAAGCAAACACCCAGTGCATCCCCAATATCGGTATGCACTAACACCACGTCGCCGCGCCCAGTATTTAACCGGGGTTTAAACGGGCCAAAAATATGGTTTAACGTGTCTTTAATGGTGCCTTGGCCATAGCGCCGTAACGCCATGGCCGCGCCGCGTTTCGAGGCATAATGGCCGCGAAATGATTCTGCAAAGTCGTGGCCTGTCATGGCGCGCAATGCGTCAGCAACAGCCAGGCAGCAATCAAATTTTCCCCATTCAAAGGGCGTGGATGTATTCGCTGAAATGTATTCAGCCAGCGCGACAAAGTCTTTTTTAACGTTCACTGTTAAACCCTTTATTTGTTCGTGTGCCACCGCGTGGGCCTGAGTAGTTAGATTTGGTGGGTAGGGCAGAAAGGGGCGAACCGGCAATGATTTCTACCAGGTCAAAAAAGCGGTCACCGGGATACATGGCCTGCTGCGCGTTATCTGTGGTTTTAGCGGCTTCTGTTGGCTGTGCCCAGCGCTCCATCCAGTCGCTCACGGCCAGCTTTGCTACTGCAGGAATCGATTTGGCTTCATCGCCACGTACCGCTTCGTAATCGACAACGTAGCCATCGATAACGTAGTCGGTACCGTCAATAATGCGCCGGTTCTCGTCGTACGCTACCAGGTGCATGTAAAAGTCATGACCGATAGGGCGAAAATTCAGTAACTCAGTAAAAAGGGAAAGATCCAGCAGCTTAAGCGAAAAATTTGCCCGGCTGCGGGTGTTTTTATCGTTTTCCGATACCTTGCCGACACCGGCAAATTCACCGACGCCCAGGTACGTTTGTCCGTTGTATTCACGCTCGCCATGGCCGGTATGTAGACGAATCCACCCGTTCTCGTATTCGATTTCGGCAAACGCCAACAGGCGGGACGGAGAGGCTTTCGCAGCCTCTGCCATTTGCGGTGTGATTAGGCGCTCTATCATGTGAACGACTCCATAAAATCTAGGGTGACATCGCGATAGATGCGCTTGTTACCGGCCAGCGCTTCAACCTGTTTGGGGTTTGTCCAGCGGCATGTTGACGAAAGGCCGTTCACATCGGAGATAAGCGTTGTACCGTTGGCGGGAATGTTTCGCAGCTCGTTGTTGAGATAGATGCGCGCTTTGCCACTGGCGTTGCTGGTGACATCATCGCGTACTTCTAACAGTTGACCGCCAATCATGAAACGATCGAGTGCGGCGGCGACCATTTGCGATGGACCAAAATTACGCACATCGACATACAGACCATATTGCCCACCACCGTCGACAACGGGCGAACCTGCCCAAGTACCTTTCTGCGCGGTGAATTTGGGGTCTTTCATGCGGACTTTGTTCACCGGGCCGCGCAGACGGGCCAGCAGCTTGTACAGTTCGTCGCGTTCCTCTGCGAACAACACCGGCCAGTGACGGCGAACCATCCAGCGTTCACCGGCATTGTCTACCACGAATTCGTGGCCGGAATAGTCGTTAGTATCGAGCTGGCTATTAAAGCGCAGCACAAAAAGGCCGGTACCGGTTGGTACAGCGTCGGGGAAATCGTAAGTGGTTACGGTCATGCTACGTTACTCAGTGTCTGGCGAAGTTCACCCTGACCGGCGAAATCTTCGCGAATACGTTCGTACAGTTCGGCCATACCGGCCTGCACTGAATCTGCAATTTTTGTTTCCATGCCTGGGGTGGCGTTCGGGGCGTGAATAGTCACTTTCGGGGAGAACGTAAACGCGCGATTGTTACCCCCCATGCGACCGCCGACGTTATCGTTCGCGGCCACCATGTTTTCGAAGCTGCGACGCTGGCGGGGATTCAATACCATTTCATCGTTTCGTAGCCACCAGGTACCCTCACGCACGTTTTTATCGAGACCGCCGTGGGCTTGCCCCTGCAGCGTTGCGCCTTTGATGTTAGCGAGCAAGCTGGCACCGCTTGCAGCGGCCTGCGCAATAGCAACCGGGGCCATATACCAAGGCTGTGCGGCAGAGGCGTTACTGATGGCGGTAGCTAAATTTAGAATGCCCTGACTGATGGCGAAGCCTTTGGAAATCGCAAACAGCGTTTTGTATGCCTTCGACTGTTCACCGCCAAAGGTTTTGGCCATGCTGGCTAGCCCGCCGAATGTTTGTTGGGCACCGCTCATGATCATATTGGCGCGCTGAACTTCTAATGCTTGAAGCTCCGAAAGGTGCTTTTCACGGGCAGCGAGCATTAAATCGAGGCTTTGTTGCTGGGTGATTTGTTTCGCCTGTGCAGCCTCGGCAATGATCTGCATTTCATTCTGCGCGTTCATGCGCAGCAGTTCTTCTTGGGTAGCAAAGCGGGCGCGAAGTTGGTCGAACATGGTTTCGCCATTCGCGTTCACGCCATTCTCACTGGCGCGCTGCTGTTCCAGTTCGCGCACCTGCTCTTCATGCTTGCGTTTTGCAGCAAGCATCAAATCAAGCCCCTGCTGCTGGGTAACCTGGTTGGTTGCCATCTTCTGGGCGATGGTGGCCATTTCAGCCTGTGCATGCTGAATAAGCAGCTGCTCTTCCGACAGGTACGCTTGCTTCAGCGCATCATAATTGGCTTGTTGCTGCTCGGGCGTGATGGCCGGTGTATTACCGCCTGAGTTGGTAAAGTCGTTATCGTTGGCAGCGGGCGGATTTTGGCGCGCGGTGGCCAGGGCTTTCGCTGCAGCGAGCTGAGCGTTCATAGACGAGATGGAAGCGTCACGTTCAGCGCGGATGTTGTTCAATGCTTCTTCGCGGGCGTTCCAGGAGCCCTGGATACGGCTGTCGAAAAAGGCGTTGGATTCCGCTTTTTGTTGTGTATAGAACGTTTTTATCTGCGCCAGCTCACCGGAGAGGTCATAGGTGTCGCCATCAAACGGGTTGAGCTTATCGGCTAAGTCACGAGCATACGCCCCTGCCACGGCGACTAATTCTTTCAGTCCGTTCTGAACCGATGCACCGAACTGCAGAATATACAAGCGGCCCACTTGTTCCAGCGTCGACAGTTCTACTGCGATGGTTTTCACCATGGCAAGCACGTTCTGCGGGAAGGTGAGGAAGGCATTACCCATTGTCGAGAGAATAAAGGAAATGGCATCTGACGCCATTTGTACTTCTTCCGGGAACTGGGCGAAGAGATTGGTTACGAGGTCGATACTGTCAGAAATCAAGTCCCCCCAACCCGACCAGGCACCGGCATAGGCGGAAAGCGCGGCCATTAGTTCGCCACTGGATATGCGGGCGGTAATGGCATCTAAACCGTTGGATACCGTTCTGAGGCTGGTTTTCATGATGTCAGAAACCCCAGTCTCGGCAATCGAGAACATCAGGTTATCCCAACTATCGCCCAGATTGGATATGGCACCATCCAGGGTAGCAGCACGGCGCTCTATACCACCGGCAAAATCAATATTGCCGAGTCGCAAAAGGTAATTTTCGATAGCAGAAGCTTCGTTAGCTACTGTCGTTCTTACCCCTTTAAAGGTGAATGTAACTGTATCGCCCTGATTCTTCGCCCGAATACCAAACTCTTTTAATCGCTCAAATTCTGCCACACTCGCATCAGCAACGGCCTCAATAAACTGGTCAAGGCTTTTACCCATGGCGGAAGCCGTATTGCCGTAACTCATGATGGCCGCTTTGCTCGGGTCTAGACCTAAGTTTTTAAGCTTGATGAATGCCGTGGTGAGTTGTTCTACGGAGAATGGCGTTTCTGCAGCGGTTTGCTGGATGGATTTAAATACGCTGACGGCTGCAGTGGCAGAGCCGGTAGCGGTAACAAGGGCAGATTGAAGGATTTCAAAGCGACGGGTAGTGTCAGCTAGATTTCTGACAAGTTCAGTTCCAGCGTAAGCAACCAGCAAGGCGGCACCGGCTGCTTTAACGTGGCGAAGCATGCCGCCACTGGCTACGCCAAGGCGGTCTACTTCCTGGCTGGTTACTTTGGCTTGCTGCCCAGCTCTGTCTGTTGCCGTTCTGAAACGGTCCAACTCATTACGGGCACGTTTGGTTTCGCCTACGAGGCCGCTGGCGTCGCCTTTTAATTTTATACCCGTAACGATGTCGGACATGAAGAGTTCGCCTTTTTGGTCAGTTCATCTGCAAAGATGTGACTGACAAAGCGAAGGTCTTCAAATTGCTCTGGTGTGTACTGTCTACCGGTTAGGGTGGCTTCCGCCTGCAGTTGCACCAAATCAAGACCCAAACAAAAACCGTTATGCCATCGGTAGAGATCGTCTGTGGCAACAAACCACTGGATCACGTTCCAGAGCGGTGGCCAAACTTCGAAGGTATCGTCGGGGTCGAGGTGTGCGGTGTGCTGGGCGATAGTTTTACTGTCTGCGCCCAGCTCCTTCATTTGCTCGACTAGTTCGTCGATTTCCGATTGCGGGGCTTGCGGCCCTTGCGCCCAGAAGCGGGCTGCCCCTGCAAGTTTTTTGCTTTAATACCAGTCACTGCCTCATGGTACGCGCTGAGGAATCCAAGCCGGATGTAGCCCCGGCTTTTGAACAGCTTGAGCTTGTTTTCTTTGGTGCAGGGCAGTGGCTGGTCGTTGTGGTCGGTAACGTCTTTCCAGTCTTTGACGACGCGCACGAGGAATACGATATCGTCGTCTACCAGTTCGTTGTATTCGTCCTGGTCGAGCAAATCGTATTGCGCCTCTAACTGGTGCGTTTCAGTATTGCCGCCGTCGACTGGCACTTCAATGGCCGTGGGCCACCATACATAATCGTTTTCAGCGAGTTTAAACGACATATAAACCTCGTTTGTTCAGGATTAAAAAAAGCTGGCCATCCATTGCCAGCAAAGCACACACACTTGAGTTGGGTCCGTCCCTGGGCGCTGCCGGGTGCAATCCATTGCACCCGTTCTTACTTTGGTTCTATGCCGCTTTAGCGGGTTTTCAGCACTGCATCGTGGCCTTTAATCACACGGGCGGTGATTTCCCAGCACTTTTTGCCTTTCTCTGCTGTCGGCTTCACGGTAAGGAACTGTGCGCCAGTGCTGGATTCTTCCCACACTTCACCGGCAGCAATACCGTGAGTGAATCCAAATGGTACTTCTACGTTCGACAGCAAAATGGCGAACGGGTCGAAGGTTCCCAGTTCTGGCGCTTCGATAACCCACTTGGCCTCTTCTGACCAGTTATCAATAAAGATGCGTTTCTGCTCGGTACCTTCGTCGTACTCGATGGTGGCATTGTCAGCCACTTCATATTGGTACAGGTTGAGTGCCTGACCATCGATGTTGAAACTGGTGTTCAGTTCGCCCATGGGCAGCGGCTTCTGGAAATTGCCGAAATCGGGGGTGGGTGGTGTACCGGCTAGGGTGCCACCATACACGCCAGTCACTTCCGCTGAACACATCAGGCGATCGCCGGTGGTACCAGAGCGGGTAAGTGTGGCTTTACAGGCAAAGGCTTTGTGATACATGCCTTCCCAGTAGAAATACACGCAGCCGTCGATTTCCTGTGACGCGGTGGTAATACGGTTATGGCTAACTTCACCCGCCACATCGGTGTTGATATCGCGGCCCGCCAGCTGCAGCATCTTCGCGAAGGCGGTAGGCGCGGCGGCATCGCCTGACCCGGTGAGTTCAAACGGGGCGGTGATTTTAATCATTTCGTTGATGTGAATAACCGGCTCACCACCGTCTGCACCGTTGTCCAGTTCGCGGTTAATTTGTTCGGTCACCAATGGCTCTACGCTTAAGCCGCTGGTCTGAATGGCTACAGGTGACGCACCGTTGGCGATATAGTCAGTGCTGGGGGTGTCTTCAGGGCGGCGAGTGGCCACCATAATGAATTTTTTCTTCTCTTTATAACCTGGGGTGATGCTCATGATTTGGCCTCTTTGGTTTTCTCTGCAGGGCGGTCATCTACCGGGCGGTCTTCCACTTTTACCCATTTCAAAAGTGGGTGATGACTGATTTGGGCCAGCTTGCCGGTTGAGAGCTGGGCATCCCTAAACCGGTTTTCACCCGGTTCAAATTGCATGGCCGCACTGGTAACAGGCAAAGCCGAAGTGTTAGTAACAATAATCATGAAGCGGTTCCTTCATACCAAGTTGTGGTTGTAAAACGGTCGAGCCACCACATGCCGTTGGCAGCAAAACCCACTAAATCTGAATTACTCAGGTTGACCGGTTCGTGTTCGGGTGAGGGGGACCAGCCAAACAATTCGGCTCTCAGGCTCGTCCGTAATTGCTCCAGCGCAGCCAGGCCCTTTTCACCGGTGTTGTCGTTCAGGCTCTGAATGCCAATTACCACACCAAATGTGATAATGGTTTCCTGCAGCGGCTTACCCACAGACGCATCGCGGCCAGAGGGCGCGGGGCGTTCATTCACCGGCACCACATAGGCGCAGTTGCGCTGATTGATGGGCTGCTTAATGGCGTTTTGCACATTTACCGCTGTACCCACTGATATGAACAGGGGCTGGATGCGGGCTTTTACCAGGTTCAGCATCAGATGAACCCTTTGCTGTTATCGCGAGAAAACACACTGCCCGATGAACGCATTTCAATGTGCTCACTGGTTGCAGATGCCTGGTCGTCTGCAGAGAGACCCAGGCGCACATCACCTTTACCTACCGCTTTCACAAAATCCATGGCGGCTTTGAATTGCTTTTCCACCACATCGGGGATCACATTGTCGTACAGGTTATAACGGGCAATGTCCGCGGAAATTTTGATTAACACGGCTGGCGGGTTGGCCAGTGGCAAGGGATAGCGCCCCCCAATGTAGCCATCGATAGTATTGCTGGCGTCTTCGATGGCCGCACTGACAACATCCGGCTGGACAATCTGACCGGCATCTTTATCTGTCAGCTGCGCCAGTTCCGATGCGCCGAACCGTTCAATGAGGTCGTCAGTGCTGCAATACATTATTTATGCCTTCGCCGTCGTGTTGGCAGATTTGGTTTTCGTAACAGGCGGCGTTTTTTCTTTTTCTTCCGTTTGGGACTGGGCGGCAAGAAACGTGTCGAACGGTGTGCGATCAACGCCTTCGGGGATGGCATCGGCTGACACTTCTTTAACGGACAGTTTCGGCTCGGCGTCGATAGCAGCACGTTGCTCATCAGTGAGGCTATCGATATGGAGGGCGGTGCCTTTATTGGTAAAACCGAGGCCTGCGCGTCGAAACGAGGCAAGTGAGGCGGTGACCAACAGCACCACTGCAGTAGTTAATTGAGTCATAATTGCTTCCTTTTAGCTGATGGCTACCGGCCTTTTTCGGGCCGGTAGTTGTCAAAGTTGTAAACGTTGTAGGGCCTACACCAGATAATCTGGTGAAACGACGGTAAAGCGGTTACGTAACTCGTTGCTAACCGTGGTGCCGCCATCGTCGATGAACTCACGATTATTGATTTGCTCCGCTGCTTTCTGCAGTGATGCAGGCACTACCAGCGTTAAACCGCGCTTACCTAGACCTAACGGACGGCCACCGTCTGCTTTAAAGCTGCGCATTTGGTTAATGGCTTCCCAAATGGTGGTGTAGTTCAGTTCCTTCTTCACGCCAATGGCCATTTGCCAGAAGCCGTAACCCACGTTGCAGCGGCAGTCTACGCCGTAGCGGAATGTTTTATTGAGGAACACTTGCTCGTCGGTTGGGGAATCCATGGCAACGAACTGCATGCCTTTGCGTTCCTGGAAGATGAGCGGCTTTAAGCTGCGAGAGGTATCCAGCAGGTACCAGGCATCGCCGGTGTACGCGCCATCAATGATCGCATTAGAGAAAGAATCTTCGGAGCCGGAGCCATCCACTTCGGTGTTTACCGGATGGTCTGTATCGAAGAAGTACTGGCCGTCATAACAGGGCGTGGTAAAGCCTGCCCCCAGCATTGGGAACACCAGTTCGTCAGGAAAGACCGATGCGGCATAGCCCATTTCGTTCATCATCGGACCGTATACGCCCAGGTTGTCATCTTCGATGTCGTTACGGTCGACGGCGACAGAACTTTCAAAATCGTTGTTGGTGATGGCGTAAGCATGCTCTTTAATTGACTTAAGCACACGATCGCCAATCCACTCTCGGAAACCCGGCCACTGACCCAGCCAGCCATAGGTGTTCGATTTGGTGGTAGATGGAATGGTGGTGGCAACCGTGTTAAACATCGGTTCGCCTTTTACCTTGCCGTCTTCAAAATTCTTTTTAAAACCCGTGCGCAATGCGGTGAGGGTTGCTGCATTTACAATAGCCATTGGGGCGTTTCTCCTGGCAGTTAGTTTTTAACGGGTTTATTCCGCTGCGTGTAGTTCAGCGAATTCGGTGTGGGAAATACCGAGCTGGTCGGCAATCGACTTCTGGTCGGCGGTGAGCGCTGCCGTTTCCACCTTGTCTTTTGCCGGGTTGTCCTGCTTCGGGGTTTGTTTACCGGTGAGGGCAGCAAGCACCGGGCGACCATCCAGCAAAGAATTCAGCGCGGCCATGTCGGCATTACCCAGTTCTTTTAAGTAAGACAGTTCAGCGGTGGCAATGAACTTGCCCGCTTTCTGGGCCTGTTCGATAACCTGGTCAACCGTTACCGCATCGTGATTGGCTTTCAGTGCGGCCAGTTCTGCAACTACCGCGTTATAGGTGGCAACCGGAATACCTGGCTGGCGTGCAGACAATGTCGCAATGGTGGTCTGGGCGGTTTCAAACCCTTCTGACTGCGCAGCTAATGCCGCGATGCCGGTGGCAGCTTCCGGGGTACTTAAGGCTGCATGCAGGGCAGCGGCGTCCATTTCCTGGGTGGTGTCGACAGTGACACCCAGCAGGGAAAACAGTAAGGCGTGGGCTTCGTTCATGGCTTTTGGCTCCGGTTGGTGTTGAACGTGTAGCGCAGCTGCCTCGGCCATGCCCTTAATAGCGGGGTCGTTGGTTAAGGCAGCACTGTGTAAATCTAAAACCGCACCGGTGATTTTGTCGTACATGACAACCGGCGAGTAATACAGGTATTCGTTGGCTTTAACATGGGTGCGGGCGGTATCGGTGAACGACAGCTGGGCGAACAAGCCCTGGCCCGAACGCCACTCGAACTTTTCACCCCAGGCAGAGGCCGGGGCTTTACCGCCATTCTCTTTGGCAAACAGGGTCTGGTGGTCGTAATCGAACAGCAGCCGCTGACCGGTGGCAGCACGGTCGTTGAGTTTCTGGGCGAGGGCCGCACCGGTAACATCGTTAATGCGCCATTTATTGCCCGGCACTTCGAATGGGCGGCCATCATAGGCGGCAAAGTCACCACCCGGCAGAATTTGCTGCCAGGGTTCATCGATATTGATTTCGAATGAGCAGGCAGCAATACCCAGGGGCTGTTCGGCATCGCCGGAAAGTACAGCAACGGCGAAACCTGCCGAATTCAAAGCAGCAGAAAGTGAAGCGGCTACATGGCGGTCACCTTGTTGGTTGGGGTGCGGTATTACGTGTACGTTTTTCATAGGCCCTCAGTATGGGCCGGTGGGGTAACGCTGTGGGATTAGTCTGAATTAGGGAGAGTCAGACATTCAGATATTCTTAGAGCCTGTTTAAATTCGCTCAGAAGCGTTTAAATGAATCGAAGGCGAACAGGTGTGGCCTTGGGTGGGTAAAATCGCTTACAGGAGCATACAGGGCGTTTTTCTAACTCTGCAAGTGGTCTTTCAAAATCGCGACAATTTCATCTTCGTCATTCCAGGGCGATGTGGCGATGCCAAGGTAAGGCCGCGCCGGTATGCCGTCTTCTTCACGACCAAACTGGTGAGTTGCGCCGTAAATCAGGTTGGTCCCAAATAGCAGCTCTGCGCCGGTCACCTGATAACTGAGGGTATCACGCAGGGTTCCTTCTTCCTGCAAAATGCGGTCGTCGGCCTTGTTGGCCAGCGTGCTGGGGGCTAATGGTTCCCAGGGCGTGCCATCTGGGGCCACTTCCAGTGAGAAGCGTTCGGCGTGGCTCTCCAGCAGGTATTCACCGATTTCGGCAAACGCGGGTTCCAGGTTCTGACCGGCAGTGATGATGCGCTGCAGATAACGCTCGGCACGGGCCAGGCTTTGAGCTTCTACTTCAATGAATACTCCGGCCATGGGTTAGTCCTGCGATGCGATAACAGCAGACATCAAATCGCCTAACGCTTCCTGTTCGTCGGGTGATGCGTCTGGCACCATCGCTTCAAGCTGCGCCAGCTTTTCTTCGGCAGGCGCACTGCTTGCGAACAGCTGCTGCGCTTCGGCAATCACTGTTGAGGGTTTCGAATTCGCAGCGCGGATTGATGCCAGTATTTTATTGGTTTTCATTCAGCAGTTTCTCCATGAGTTCATCAAAGTAGGTGGCGATTTCCGGGTAGTGCTGCTGCAGTACTTCGCGGTTTAATGCCCAGGCGGCAAAGTGTTCGGCGTGCCACTCCATCCAGTTCGTCAGGCTGTAGCGGGTGATGCCGGTGCTTTCGCCGGGTTGGTCGTAGCCACGGCGCATGGCGGCATAGTGTACCTGGTGACCCAGTTCGTGTACCCACGTTACAAAGGTGCCACCGTGATCCCCACTGTCGGTGTGGTGGCGCACAATGTGCGACAGCGACCACTGTTTGCTGCCTTCCTTCGCTGCCAGTATAGCGGCTTCCACGGCAGATGTGAGATCGGAAATGTCTGTCACCTTATTGAGTGATACGCCGGTTTTGGCTTTTACCACCACATGGTTCCACTGCTTGGATGTGTAGCCGTTAGAATTGCGGGCGGTACTGGACGGCACGGGCCAGTAGCGATAGGCGCGTTCTTCATCCACGCCCAGGTAGTCCGCAATGGGCTGGCGCAGCGGGGCAAGCTTACGGGTACCGCGCACCATGTCGGAGGGGCGCAGGAATAGCGTTTTAATATCGTACTTCTGAATGAAGGTGGCAAGCTGGTTCATTTGCGGCTGCACGGTGGCTACCTCGTTGAAAATGGTATTCAGGCCATGCACGTTCACCTGCTTGTTGGTTGAAAACGCTGTCGGTACCTGACGTTCTGGCAGGCGCTCACGCAGCGGGGGCTTCTCGGCCTGTTGCTGTTTGAGCAGCGTTTCCTGACTAACTTGTCCCGGTGAATAGTCGAAGCCCGGATCAATGCCCTGGGGCACATAGTGCACTTCGCCGGTGGCTTTGTCGGTCCATTCCACCGTATCGATTACCGGCTCGTCACTCACCGAATGGCCACGGCGTTTCAGGCTGCGCTCGGTTTCACCGTACACTTTGCACTTACAGCCCCAGCCATTCTGGGGAAACCATTTCTGCCAGAACGGGCTGTCCTTGGGCAACACCAGACCGTGTTTGCTGGCATGGTGGGGGCGCGGGTACCGGCTATCGCCGTGGGCATAGCGCCAGTACGGGAAGTTCTGCAGCTGGGCGTGACGGCCTGCGTTGTACGCCTGACGCATGTTGGTGCTGTAAATGATGTTGGCGCGCCAGGCGGCATTACCGGTGTGGTCCCAACCGTGCTTTTTAACCAGCTGTTTAAACTGCTTTTGAAAGGCGGTTAACGCGGTACCTTCGGCAATGGCATCATCGACCATTTTGCGCAGGTCGGCGAGCAGCTCGGTTTTGGTTGCGCCTGCCACCATGAAAGCGCTGTTATGCTGACTGCGCCACACATCTGCCCAGCGCTCACTGGGCATGTTGGTTTTCTCACGAAAGAACGTGATAGCTTCCTGAAAGGGCAGTGAACCGTATTGGGCCATTAATTCCCCTCATTCACATCGTAACGGCCAGACATTTCGGCGCTGGCCATGGCGAGCGCCAGCACTTCCTGATAGTCGGTGGTGTCCATGGTGTTCTCCAGTTCCAGCAGTTGCTCCAGCAGCTGCTCCATGGATTCGGCTTGTGCCACCATTTCTTCAATGGGCTGCATGATGGCCGCAAACGGTTCTGCCGCCGCTTTCTGCAGTTTGTCGGTAAAGATGTCTGCGCCGTCCGGGCCGGACTTGGCAGCACGCAGGGCCGCAAGGGCAAGCTTTAGCGGTGCTGCTGGATTAGGCTGTTCGGGCTGGGGTGTGATGTCCGTGATAGGCGCGGGCGCTGCTTTGGCCAGCACGGGTTCATCGCCATCCGGTTCCGGGATACGCAGCTTGTCCTGCGCCCAGCTAACAGGAATGCGCATGCCCACTTCAACCAGCTTCGGCAGGCTTTCAGAATAGAGCTTGAGGTCTTCCGGTTCCTGGGTGTCGAACACCAGGCGCGGTTTGCGCCGTGGGTCGCCGCTGTAGCTATTGCCATTCAGCATGTACATGGGCCAAATGAGGTCGCGGTTTAATGTAGTGGCTAACTGGCGTAAGTCATGATCACGAATGTCCATACGCACTTCGTTGTGCACATTCCCCAGGGCCTGACTACCGGTGCTGTCTACCTGCGCGGTGAGGGTTTGGCCTACCAGCACTTTGGACTGGGTGCGTTCGCACCAGGTCATCATGGTCATGAACGGATCGCTACCGCCACCCTTGGCCGCTTCGTGAAATTCGATTTCCATGCCCTTGGGGATAACACCACCGGCATTGTGACCAATGCCCATTACTGCCGCCAGTAACCGGGCTTTCTCCTCTTCGGTGGAGCCACTGGGGTATTTACCCAGCTTCACCGGAATACCGTAGATTTCAAGGAATTCAGCTAAATCGCGAGCGGAATAGTTCTTGAACACGAATGGCCAGGCAAGCTGACGGACCAGACCCTGCCGGGCCGGATAGCCGGATTTTGCAGCGTGACGGTGCTGCAGCCAGTTTAACGGGCGCAGCGGTTCGCCAAAGCCGGTCTGGTCTCTGAGGCGAATTTCGTTCTGGTTGTCCTGGGCAAGCTGGAACCAGGTGGCGGGAATATGCTCGAAGTTCTGCGGCACCCGGAAGCGGCGATACATGCCCCAGTCGAACTCGATATTGGAAAAGCCTTTCAAGATACCGTCTGACATGCCGAAAATGATGTTGTGCCAGTCGTCCACATCTTTCAGCATTTGTTCTATTTCAGCGGCGTCGGCCTGTTCACTGGCGCTGGCGTTGGCCGGTGGCTCAATGCTCCAGTCAATATCCGTAAGGGCCATCTTGCGTTTAAATAGTTCAGCCTGGATGTGGCCGTCTTTCTCTTCAATGTCTTCGGCCAGATAGCTTTGCTCCAGCAGATTGCCTTGCTCGGCGTTCTGCAGAATAAGCGCCAGTGATGCCGGGGTGAGACCACTAGATGGGTGTTCGGCAAACTCCCTGCGTAACTGGACTACGCGGGGGCTGTCGTCGGTTTGCTTGGCTTGCAGTTCTTTATCACGCACCCGGTAGCGGATGCCGTTTACTTCATAGGTTTCCATTTAAAAACACCCCTGTGGTTTAACGCCGTAATCGGCGGCATTGCGCATGCTGCTATGGGCGCGATCGGATTTGCCGGGCAGCGCGATGTAGTCAATTTCCCCGCCTTCCATTTTGCTGGCCATCACCAACATACAGCAGGCAATGGCGCTATCCCCGTGACGCTCTTTCTTGTCGTCGGTTTTGGCATCGGGTATGCGCGGCACGCCCCGGTTATTGATTTGTATTGAACGCAGGTCATCGAGAATGTCGGCGTCTTTTGGAATGACGATATCGAAGTCTTCATAGTACGACTTCATGACCGGCATGCTTTCGCGGTACCAGGTTTCGCTGATTTTTACCGACTCAACCAGACTGGAGCCGTATTTGTCGACGGCCTGTTCAGCTAAATATTCACCGTTGCCGGTGGCATCGAGCTGAGCACCGATAAAGCGGGGCGAACGGTCGATAAGGAAGAACAGGATTTGCTCTTGCTGCTTGTAGGGAATGTTGCGCAGCTCTACGACCAGCGGCACATGCAGGCTGAGGTCTTGCTGAATCGCCCCAATCCATAAACAGGTTAAGTCACCTTTACGGGCGAAATCTTCGCCCAGGCAGTGGCGATGGTCGGGGCTGAGTTTCATCAACTCCGGCAGCAGTACTTCATTACACCAGTCTTTAATGTCGGCGGCGCGCAGGTCTGGGCGCATGGCATTCCACTCTGGCGTTTGCTTGTACCGGATCACAATGGGCTGGCCGTTATCGCCGGGTTTCTGCATGGCCTTGTCAATCAGGGCGCGGCTGATGTAAGCGCCACCGCCGTGTTTAGGCACACAAAAGTATTCTTCCAGAGCATCTTCCTGGCTGGCGGTATCGCTAAGCAGGTCGTTCTTCCACTGTTCCTCGGCTTCCTGGCTCCATGGCGTGCCCAGGCGCTGACAGATACGCTGATACAGCCCTTCGGCGCAGGCATCGTCGAGGGTAATGCGGTGTACGCTGTAGCGTTTACGCCCGGCGCGGCTGTCTTCAATAAGTTGGTTAAACTGATTTTCAGAGCCGTTATGGGTGCTGATAAGGCGCACTTTTGCGCCCCACATGGTGAGTGCCAGGGCGGCTTTAAGCACCTCAGCCAGCAGCAGGTGAAAGGCGGCTTCGTCGATGGTGACGTTACCCTGCATACCACGCAGGTTGCTGGGTTTGGAGCTAAGCGCCTGAATTTTGAAACCGCTGGCAAAGTGAATAACGAACGTCAGGATCTCTTTGCCATCCTGGCCGTCATCGAAAAACATTTCTTCTTCGATGTCGCCTGCCGCTTTATTGAATGCCTTTGCCCACATGGCTGCAGCATCAATAAACTCGCGGGCCATTTCCTTGTTACTGCCCACATAGAAATGATTGGTACCGAGGGCGGCTTTGCTCTTACTGGCGGTTAATACGGCATCGGCAGCCTCTGCCCAGGTGATACCGGTACGACGTGACTTCTCGGCGATTTTCAGCGGTGAGTCATCGGCTATCCAACGTTTCTGGTACCCGAGCAACAGTTCGTTCTCATCAAAGGGAATGAACGTGGGCAGACCAAAGCGGGTCTCCAGCCAGTCGCATTGCTCAATGGCCTTCTGATACTGAGAAGGGCTGGGCTGAATTTCTTTAGGCGTGGTCTTTGGTGGCAGTTTCATCAGGCAATACCTAATATCTCTTTGCGGATAAGGGCTGCGCCCTCACTGGTGAGGCCAGCGGCTTTGGCGGCAGACTCGGCCCGTTCTGCCGCTTCTTCGGCCATGGCTTTACGGATTTCGCGTTCACGCTTGGTGGATTCACTGGCGGCTTTCTCCAGCTTTTCCACGCCTACGGCCAGTTCCTTAATGAACTTGGGCGGTACGGTTTCACCGGATTCAGACAGTTTCAGCACCTGGTCGAAGGCCAGCGTGCGCACCATCTCAATGAGCACTTTGGAGACTTCGCCGGTAGGTTTGCCGCCCAGCTGGTCGACCCACTGTTTAGACACTTCGCGGGCTTCCTGAATGCGACTGCCCACGGTGGCCATGCGCGTGGCGTAGCGATTCAGGCCAGAACGGCTGAGCTGTTCGTCATCGGGCAGTCCGGCATCCTGGATAAGGCCGTTTACCTTCTCCAGTACTTCGGTTTGCGTGACTGACTTGTCGCGCAGCAGCTCGATCAGAACGGCTTTGATGCTCTCCGGCAGCTGGTCGATTTTGCTGGGTTTGCCACGGGTGCGTTTATCTGTCATCGGTGGCCTCGTTGGGGGTTTCTTTCTCGCACTTTTCAAATTGCGAATCGCAGATATCCAAGAGCAAATCACGCAATTCAGCTTTGCTTTTGACAAGGTAGTCAATCTGCCCTTCATAGCTTTCCAACGTTTCGAGCATGACGCGTATGTTCGCTAAGCGGCATTCGTAAAGAACGATAATTACCGCGCTGACAATCAGGGTGATAAACAACGTCATCATTAATGCGAAACTCATGAGTTAGCCCCTTTTTTTGTTTTCAGGTACTGACCCAACTTGTAAAAACTCAGGCCGATGATCAGACCTGCAATGTTGCCGATGGCACCGGCGATAGTCATGCCGATGACGAACTGAACAAACTCATTCATGGTGCTTTCTTCCTCGCTTGCGGGGTTTTAACAGAAAGTAAAGCGCCCCGAACTGCAGGACGAATACCGATAATACGATGTATAGGCGCAGCCACTGCTGCGCGGTATCGAGGCACACTAGCGTGGCCCTGGGCGTTTCACGCCGGGCTGAGTGGCACGGCCTTGTTCGACATCCATACCGCGCTGAGTAAGGTAAGCAAGTGTGTAGCTCTCGTGATTGTCGAGTTTGAGCAGCCCTTGCTCTTCTAACCAATGCAGGTGACTGCCTATTTTATCCATGGTCATGTTGTTGCCGAACTGGGCGCACACAGACTGAATGATGCTGTTATTGGTTCCGTAGTCATTCATCGCAGCCAGGCAATGCAGGATGCTCAGGCGTTCGTGCTCGTTCATTATAGTGGTGATAGCCATTACTTTTTCTCTCCGCGCAGCTCGTTTTCCAGCAGCATGTTGTACTGGTTTAAAATCTGTTTAAACATGGGTTCAACGCTTTCTAAACGGCCTTCAAGCCGGGCCATGGTTTCCCGCAGTGCCTGCGAATCCTGCGAGGTGGGCAGGTTCTGCACGTGATGGTCAATCTTGTTCACCATCTCGCTCAGGCGATAGTGATCAGCTTTATGTTTTTTAAAATCCTGTTTGTGCTGCTCTAAATTCTGCGCATGGGCATCCAACTCTTTTTTGGTGGCGAAGTACTTCGACAGCCACCACAGCAGGGCAAAGCCAGTGATGGCAATCAGCAGCGAGTAGAAGCGCCAGAACTTGTTTACATGGTCGATGAGGTCCATCAGCGGTTCCTTTTGTCGTGGTCTTGTTGGCAATCCACACAACGAATTGCAAAAGGTGCTGCCTCGCGGCGTGCGGTTATGTCGGCATCACAGGTTAAACACAGCGGTTCGCCGCTTGGGCCGGTTTTACGGGCTGGGGCGGGAGACAAATCGAACCGGCGGTTTTCCATCGCCATGTCGTGAAACTGGGCTGAAACAATCTGAGCCTGATCAGCGATATCCATTCAGCTGGCTCCCTGCTTTGAAAACTTGTCGAAGGTACGGAAGCCGAACCAGGCGAGGGTTGGCGCTGCCAGCATCATGGCAATTTCCATGGATGCCCCGAAGGATGTCAGACCGGTCGCGTGGGCCAGCTCCATGCCAATGACATACACGGCAGTAAACCAGCTGTGGCGGTTGGCGATTTCAGGGCGCACGCCTTTCACATCTTTACTGGCCCGGATGGTTTCCTGCTGTTGGGTGTGCATGGCCACATCGTAATTCAGCGTGTTCTTTTCCCGTTCTGCAGCAATGCGGCCAAGTTCAACAGAGAGTTTGCTGATGTCTTCTGAGGGCTGTTGATTAACCACGCTTTCAAGTTGCTTCACCTGGCTGGCTGTAGGGTTCGGCCCAATGGCCTGCACCACGTCGGCTACGGTTTGGGCCACGCGCTCGGTGGTGCCGCCTTTGCTTTCGCCGAACATGCGAATAAGCGACGGGCCTGCGCTGATGAGGGCGGCGAGTAATGGGGCCATTTATCTACTTCCTAATCGTTGTTTAATTGCGGTGAGAGGATGGTCCTGCGACACAGGGGCTGGCTTTCTTCCCAGCTGGGTATCGAGGTATTCACGCATTTCAGCGAGTGAAATACTGTTCCAGCCCTGACGCCAGAAACTGTGCGCGGTGGCGTTGTAGCTGGACTCAGGCAGTATTACCGCCGTGTGGTTTCTGGCGGCTTCCAGGGTGGCTTTGAACCGCGCCTTTCTGCCGCTTTCGAACCACTCCTGATTGCGTTTGCTCATCGTGGCCATCGGTGAATACTCATCTTTAACGGAGACGCCGGGCCATAGAGCCAGCGGCGGGCTGAGTGGATGTAATGCTCCTGGGTGCCGCTACCGGCCACGGTGTTGTAAAAGGTTTTCCAGTAGCGGGCGCGTTCCCAGGCAGAGACAGGGATTGGCTCAGGGCGCAGCTTGTAAAACAGGCGGGTAAAGACCAGGGCTTTTAACGGGTCTTCGCGCAGGTCTTCTGGCTGTAGGCTGTACACATCGAATTCAAAGGCCTGACGGACAAGCTCTGCATCGTTGCCACGGGTACGCTGGCGCACGTCCTTAACGGCAATTGGGTCGCCCTGCGTCAGGCCGCTACCCGCGCCGTTGGGTGTGGGGTCGGCAAAGGTGCCCAGCTGCGTTTCAGCCGCAGCCGTTTCCAGCAGCAGGTGAACAGCCGTTCTGTTTGCGCCGTGCCCGAGCAAATCGCAGACGTTTACCGCAAGCTGAAAGGCTTGCTGAAAACTGGTCAGGCCGTAGTGGAGTGAATTTTCTTGGTTCATACCGCCATCTTAGCGATGGCGGTGCGGGGAGGGTGGTTAGCTTGGACTTAGGGGATTAGCCGACTTTGGCGAGGAAACGCTTTAACGCATAATAAGACTTGCTATCGGTGTCGCCGTCAATGATGGCGTCTTCCAATGTGCCATCCGGCGTTTCAACGCGCATCCATACTTTCTTCGCTTTGGTAATACGCTGCAGATTTTCCATGCTAATGATAAACGCCTTGGAACTGTTTTTGATAAACCCGTCCTGGCTGATATCAGAACTGGTCGTGATCTGATTCTCTTTGAGCGTGATAATGTCGCCGTCTATATTCAGCTTGGCACCGAATATAGCAGAAAGCTGATTAAAAAGCTGAACGGTAATTAGAGCGGAATCTGGATACTTACTTGACCATTGCAACCCAAACCCAGTACAGCTAATGCTTTTACATGCATTGGCGTGTGGGGCGATATTGACTATGCGTGCATCGTCGAAGCCGGAATGGTGTTCTGTTGGCACTAAGCCTGTTTTGGTGGAACACCCGGTTAAGGCTAAGAGACCAGCGACAAGTAATAGTTTTCTCATTTTAATATCCTTATAAACGTGTAGCTAAGAAATGAAACCCCAGTAAAACCGGGGTTGTTGTCAATGTTGTTGTGTTTACCCTGTTTTTATCAGGATACCGAACTTAACCTGCTTTGGTTACCCAATTGAGTGCTGAGTTTTCTTTGTTGGTCACTCAAATACCCCATCAATATAGCAAGTTTTTTCGTTTGGCAAACCCCTTCAGGGATTTCACCCACCAATTCCGCCAACACTTCCTGGCAGGTAACCAGCGTGTCAAGTTCATCCAATATGTGAATATTTTTCATTTGCGATACTCCTTGCAAAAATAGGCGTAGGCTGTGCCCATGGCTACACAGTCCCAGTGAATGCCCTCATATTCAACCAGCCAGTTGCGGGCTGTCTTATCATCCTTCCTGACTCCGGCTGCATCAAGTACTTTTGTCTTAGTTGAGCCGGGGTTCTCATGCAAAAATTGTATAACAGCATGAATAAATGTGTGTTTTTTGTGCTCAGTATACGGATTATTTTTTAGTGATGCAGGTACAGGACGTTGTTTTTGTGTGAGTTCCTGCTGTAAATACGTCGCTTTTTCGCGATAAAGCTGTAGCAGTTCTTGTTGCAGTTCGGCGTTGGCCTGCTGCAGTTCGGTTGACATGTCGGCAGGGGGAAGCTGCTGTAGCTGCTCGGCCATGGCATTGAATGCGTTGATGTACGCCTCTTTAATGACTGCTGCCTGCTTACCGGTGAAGCCCATAACCAGAAACACAAAGCCGTCTTTGGTGATGTTATACATTTCACGCATTTCGCCTTTGGCATCTTTATATTTAACGGGCGCAAAATTGCGCTCGTTGAAATAATCGGAGCAATCTATGTTTCTAATGGCTCTTAAAATGTCTTTGTGTTGCTTTCCGAATACTTCGGCTATGCGGGTTGACGGGGTGTAAAGCTGGTTGCCTTTTACATCGATATAGTGGCGCAAGTCCACGTCGGGGAGTTGATTGACCATAATGGCCTCCTTATGGTTTTTAGTTAACGCCTACCAGTTAGTAGCTGGTAGCCGGGTGTCAACTAGAGCACCATAAGTTGCTCCGGGCCTATTCCCCTTGCGGGTGTTTTATTAACGCCTCTCCACCCGGCCATTGAAAAATGGACGGATCACACCTGTATTACAGGCGTAAAAAAGCCGCAAGGCTATCGGGTGCGGAAGGCCGCTTATGGTGTTCTAGTGCGGCCACCTTAATCCCGAGCGTGCGGTGTGTCAATAATTCCTTATGCATATTAGTGATTGAGTGGGCAGCGCAGAAACCCGCGCTACAACGTTTACAACTTTGACAACTTTAGATTGACTGGTAGATGATGCGGGTGTGTTTCTTGTGGCTTGTCCAATACACACCGTCGTATTTTTCTAACCGAGCGCGGGCGGTTTTATCGTCTTTCGCGAAGCCTGCTTTATTGAGCAAATCAGTTTTGTTCATCTGCCCGTGCTGCATCAGGGCATCTTTAATACTGCTCACGAACGATACATCGGCTTCTGTTGCCATGGCTTCCACCAGATTCACCGGTGTGAGCGCGAGGGTTTGTGGGCAGATGTCGAATGCCTGGTCGCTAATGGCTGCACGTTCTTTCTTCACTTCCAGATGTACACCCACTTGCTGAGACAGTTCCCGTTTCTGCAGGCGGTACATGTTATCTACACTGTTGCGAATATTATTGCTGCCCTGGTAGTTGCGACCATCCTTGTTCGAGTGGTGCAAAATCAGGATGGTGCCGCCCGCTTCACGGATGTCTTTCAGGTGTGACAGGGTAACCGCCACGCGGGGGTCGTTGTTCACGTCTGTGAAGTCCCGCAGGCTGTCGATAACAAAAAAGATGTTGTCATAGCGGTTGGCTACAGCATCTTCGGCCAGCTGGCGCAGCAGTTCGCCAGGCGGCAGGGGGCTTTTACTGCGCTGCACATAATGCAGATTGGTGCACGATTGAATGAGCATTTCATTTACATTGCGTTCTTTCAGTACGCCCAGTGGGTTGTCGAAATCGAGATAGAACACATGGAACATGGTGCGGGCACAGTAGCGGGCAAGGGCCAGCGCCAGCCAGCTTTTGCCGTTCCCGCCGTCTGCGTACACCATGGTAATCATCCGCTTGGCAATAAAGCCATCAATGATAAATTCCACTTTTTCATTGAAGTCTTTTTCAGACAGGCTGGCGTTGGTCAATAGTTCAAACATTCATTTATTCCTTAAGTAAAATCGCTGACATCAATGCCCAGTTCACGGGCCAGCAAGATATCTTCCCTTTTGCGGCGGTTAGCGCGGGCGGCTTTTTGTTCTTCGGTCATGCGTCGATTATTGAGATCGCGGATGGCATCACTTTTCTTCTCTTTCCTTGCTGTAGGCGGACGGAACGGGTGATAGTCGAGTTCAAGCATGTGTTTAATCCTCTAAAAATTCGTGTAGCCCCATTCGGCGGGCGCGGACGGTTGCTTTCTTCAAAGCGCGGATTTCAATTTCTCTTATTGCCTGGTCACTGCAGTTACAAACATCGGCAATTTCCTGGCGGGTGAGGGTGACGTCCGGTTGGGCATGAAGGCAGAGTGCCGTCAGGCCGATTTCGATTTCCGGGTTGATTTTCGCCGGGTTCGCCATGGGTTAGTTCTCATCAATTAATTCATCGGAAGTCACAACCAGTTGCACCTGGCAATCTTTGCCGTTTATTCGCAACGTACCTATCCACGCTTTCATGGTGACAGTGAATGGACAGTTCATATCTTCAGCAAGGGAATTAACCAGTGATTCAAACACCGGTGACTCGTTCGCACAGTCACTTAACAGCAGCTCTTCTGAGTCATAATCCGGGTGCTTGTGTTTATAAATGGAAGCTGATGGTTTGTTTGAAGTCATTTTGAAGCCCTCTTTGGCGTGCCGTTGTACTTGAATTCGTTTTCAACGCGTTCGGCTTCCTGGATGAGGAACTTGCCGATTTCCTTCACTTGCTTGGGTGTTGCCACAAAACTCTCGTCCCAACTCATGACAATGAATTGCCACGGCTGCAGTTTCTGTTCGAAGGACTTCTGGTTCACGATTGCAAGGTCAATCGGGTAAAGACTGTGCGTAACTTCCTGACGATGAAATGCCATGTGTGTGCTCCTTAGTTAAAGCAGTGTGGGTTGAATTTTTGCTAAGTACTCTTTGCGTTTAATGCGCAGAATTTTGTAAACCTGGATGGTGTTCAGCTCCGGGCAGTACTCTTTGTGTATCCGATCAACTGGCCAGCTCTTCTCGTGCCATAGCCGGAACATCTGAATATCTCGAAGTTCTTGTTTCAGTTTGTCGCCCCGTGGCAGGTACCGGCATTCACCGCCCTGGTAGTGAGCGATTTCAGCAATTAACCGGCAGGCCAACTGATAAGCCTGCTTGCCTTTCATGCCTTCCTCATTCAGACGACGTTCGGTGATCAGCACCAGTGCCCACAAATGTTCTTTGAATCGCGACATGGCTAGGGCGCGGTCATCGGTCACATCAGACAGGTTGTTCAGCAGCTGGTCGAAATCCTCTTCGAAGGCGAAGTTGTTCTGGTCTTCACTCACTGTGTTTACTCCTTGCGGCTTTACGAAGCTGCGCCATGCGTTTCTGAATGGGGCAGTTCGGGTTGATGGTTTGCTGCTCGATAATGGGCGGCAGTTCTGGCGCAGGCAGGGCCTGACGCTTAGGGGGCAATTTGTTCATGCGATGCAGGTACACCGCTTGGCGGTACGCTTTCTTGAATCGTGCGTTAAATGGCTTTTCCGCTTCCTTGTGCAGGTAGTGGCCAACTTGCTCGTTGGTGTATTCAACAACACGATGGCTGAACACAAAGTCGTCGTTAAAGCGCTCGGCACCACGGCGACAAATGATTTCTTTTAGTGCCGCTTCTGGTGCAGGCAGGCCAGCGGCCAGCGATTCATCACACAATGCGAGAAAGTCTGGCAGTTCTGGTGGCCATTCAATTTGCTGCATGATGATGCGGTTGATCGCATGGTCGACCGCAGCGGCATTGACATGGGACAAGGTAAAACCTTGCGCCCACATGCGTTTGGTTAACGCCACATCGTCGGCATTGCCGAAACGGGAGCTGTAGCGACGCCCGAAGATCAGCTGAAACTTGCCGAACGTGTGGTTAACCATTCTGACTACCTCGTCTTTAATCGTCTGACCAGCCGGTGTCGTTGATGTTGAGCAATGACTGGCTGACGTTCTGGGCAGGTTGTTGGCTAACTGGCTGACTGATTTCATGGTATTGGTTCTCGCTCAAGTCCCAACCTGGCAGGCTGCAGAGGACTTTTTTCAGATAGTTATGGTTGCTTAACGGCTTGGTATCGCCGCCTTCTCGGCGGTTCTGGCTGATATTGCTCACGGTTTGCTCTAACGCCTGACACAGCGCTTTGGCGTTTGGTGTGAGTGACAGGGTTTCTGTCAGTAATTTCAGCGCGCGACCGTTGTTTAAATCGGATTTAACCGGGCGAAACAGGCCCAGATAGCCCAGCAGCACTGTTGCTGTTTGAGTATCGAGGCGGGCCACGGTGGCAATCAGTTCTCGGCCTGCCTGGTCCTGCACCAGGGCATCAAGGTGCAGGGTGCTGTGGCAAACCGGACAGCGGCATAATTTCATAGACGCTGCCCCTCATAGGCTGCCGACACGTAGTCATAAGGTGCTTTGGCGATAGGCCAGCTTTTACGATGGCCACTCAGTGAGTAAATGCCGTTCTTTTTCAGCACTGCGGCCATTTCACGGCGGTGCCAGTACTTCAACGATTCGAGTACCTTGTTGCACGTCTCACCCTGTAACCAGGCAGCAGCGGCAATACCTTCACCATTGTTTTCAGATTTGGTTTGGCGGCGCACGTAGGCATCCAGCGCGGCTTCGCTGCCGTCTTCAACAAAGCCGTGCTGATGCATGGTGATCCAAATGGCACGCAGTTTATCCACTGTGGCACCGCGACTGGGGGGGGACTGGCGGCGAGTACTGGTTTTCTTGTACTTAAAGCCTTTGGACTTCATTGCTTCGAGTACTTTGCGCAGTTCCCACAGAGACATTTTCAACGTGCTGGTTTTACCGGTGACCTGGTTCAGCAGGCTACGGTAGGTGTCGTCGTCCATGGCGAGTTGGTTTTTACCCACGTGAACGGCGCTGATTAAGCGTTTTTTTTCGTCTTTCATTGTTTTCTCTTTGCTGCTTACGGATAACAGAAGCCCACTTGTAATGGACTTGTGTTATGCCCCTCAACGAGGGGCAGGGTCTACGCAGGTTCCGCTTCTGGTGTAAGGGCTTTGCCTTTTACCTCTGGCTGGTCTGCCGTGATGTTGGCAAGGTCGAGCGGCAGTTGGTGATAGTTGCCGTTGTCGTCGCGGTAATACACGCGGAAGTATTCGGCGCTGGAGTCCACTTCAATGGCATCCGCCAGAGCATTCATGCCTTCTTTCCATTGCGGGTCGTCGATATCGAGGCTGCGAAGGCTTAGCACTTTGGCGGCACTGAAGCGGCCGTTCTTATCGGTTTTAAACGCACTTTGAACAACGGCCTGCAGGTTCTTGTTGCTGCCTTTCGACCAGCGTTTAATGCACTCGTCGAGGATGCGGCGGGCGGCAATCGCGTTCTCGTTGAAGCACACGCGGTCTTGTCGGCTGCGCTCAATTTTGATGCGGCGGTCAATGCTGTACAGGGTGACGTTGCCTTTTTGCCCGCCCAGATGCTTGTCGTATTTGGCCATAGCCATCTTCACGAACTGGGCAACTTGGAAGCGCAGCTGGTGTGCCAGGTTAAGCATTTCTTCGTGGACCAGGATTGCTTGGCTAAACAGATCGCGTGTCAGGGCATCACGTTCCAGGTCGAGGGGTTTAATCCGATCGATGCGGCGTAAGTTGCCTTCGTGGTCTTCACGGTAGCCTTTCGGGCAATCGACGGTGGTTAGCGCGTAAAGTGAATCGATGTAGCTCATGCTGATACCTCAAAATAGTTGTTGTTTTTCCAGCGGACGGTGCAGCCATGTATGCGGCGTACCATCACGTGTTCGCGGCCCGTTGCAGTGCCAATGGTGCTGATTTGGGTGCCGGTGAACTGAGGGTTCAGCGGCGGTAGGATTTCGATCACGGTGGCTGATTGCTCAATGTTCAACGACACGATGGCGCAGCCCTGTTTGATAACTTCCTGCATTGCCAGCGCGGCGTTATCAATGCGTTGTTTAAAAAGCCGGTTTTGCTTGTTCATTTCATCCGTTCCTGTGTGGACATGTTTTGCACGCCCGGAATAACCGGACGCGCTGGGGATTGCTGTGGCTAAAGGGCTTTTGCTGTTCAGATGCACAACGCTGAGAAGCAATGTCGCCCAGCACCGGACAGTTGACAGTGGTGCGGATGTACGCCGCTGCCACACGCTTGCCAACGTTATCCAGGCTGCCGTTGTATTTTTTGTTAAGAACCATGGACAGGGTGGTTTTTGACAATCCGGTGTCAGCCTCTACCTGTCTGCGGCCCAGTTCCGTTACCTTCTGCAGTAACAACTCAAACCAATCCATCAGTTGCCCTCCTTTTTGGGCGGCGCAATCGCCTTGCCTGTGTTCTGGTCACGGAGCCCGCGTTTACCAACGACGGGGTACTTTCGGCCTGTGTTTTCAACCAGGTGGTAAATGCAGGGGCGCGGTGCACTTTGTTTCTTCGCCCCCCATTGCCCACGGGTTAACGCTACATAGCCGTATTTGCGTAAGTCGCTGATGAACCGAGTGGCATCGCCACGCTTTACGTCTGCAGCTGCCTGTACCTCTTCCACCGTAAATTTAGGTCCGAGATAACGCATAGCCTGCCAAATACGTTGACGTTTACACGCCTGTGGATGCGGGTTTGGGCGCTTGCGCGAAAAGCTTGGCGTTGCAGTTGGTACCGCGCGGTACACATAGGGTTTTGCCGCTTTGTTTACCGCTTCTACACACCCTCGGCGGATCAGCTCGTCCATGACCGACTTGATTTTTGGCATCGGCTGACCCACATAACGGGCCAACTCGGTGCTGTGAAAGTCGGGTTGATCCTCTATCCATTCCCAGCAAACTTGGGTTAATGACTTCTCACCCATGATTTCCTCCCGACTTAAAAGTCTGCGACGGGGAAGAACGTACGGCCTGCCCATTGGTGGGCTGTCACCGTCTCTAAAGAGTTTGACTTAGCGAATTTTTCGATACTGGAAAGGCCCGTTGTGATTAAACGACAGTTGCCCTTTGCTGCAGTTAGCAGGCTTTGCAGCAGGTCGTCTTCAATGTGGCCATGTTCAACCAGGTCGTTGGCCATGATGCGAATGTCTTCCATGTCAGCTTCCTGAAATTCAACATGCTGACTGATGCGGGAAAACAGTTGCGGTAGGCGTTTGACCTTCTTTGGCAAGTATTCGTAACCAATCAGGATCACAGGTACCTGTGCCAGGTCGTAAATGTCGCGAATGGTTTCGAGCACTTCGGTTTTGTCGGCGAGGTAATCAGCCTCATCGATAAACAGGGGCTTGCCGGTGAGGGCCAACTCTTTCACGATGTAGTCGATCATGTCGGCTTTGCGCTGGCGTTTTTCCAGACCAAGGTCACGGGCCAGACGCTCAAGCAGGGTGCCCATGGTGTCGGAGCGCAAACAACGCACCAGCACACCATCAGCATGAACAAACAGGAACGCACCTGCAGTAGATTTCCCCAGGCCAGCTCGGCCAGAAAACATACCCATAGCGGGGGCATTTTCCATAGACGCCTCTTGTACCGTTTGGTATGCGTCGAAGGCGGCCATGACATTTTTTGTTTTAGCTGTTATGGATCTCATTTTGTCTTCCTCTGTGTTTGAGATTGGTAAAGGCTGTCTAACATCGCAGCGGCGCGCGGATTGTTAGCGCGATACTGATGCAGCCAGTTTTTTTCAACGGGATCTAATGCCCCTTTTTGATTCTGCTCCGTGTAGAAACGGGCTTTGTGATGGTCATCACGGAAAGTCGGTTCTGCGCTCGCATGCTCCATGGCTTCTAGCTCTTGGCGGCGGCGCTCAAAATCTGATTTCTGCTGGTCAGAAAAGCCGGACTTTTCTGCAGCTGCAGTGACCTGACGAGCACTATCAATTGCAGTGGTACTCACAGATTCTTGCGGTTTAGGGAAGCTGGACAACGCACCGGTTTGAGACTGGCGGAATTCCAGGTACTTGTGCGCGGCATCACTCACATCATGCTTTTTAGCCGCTCGCTTAATGCTGTCACGCTGTTCACGAAGACGCGCACGCTGCAAGCGTTTAGCTTCCTGGGCATGGGCCATGGTGATGTCGTTCCCGGCGATTTCGGGGTTGACGGCTTCGCATATAAAGTGATTGTGCAGGGCATGAAATACATAGACTTTGCCCACATCATCGGGGTTGTAGCGACAGAACACCCGGTCACCGATGTAAGCACCTAATTCAGCGTGTATATAAGTCATGCCCTCAATGCTTAAGCCCTCTTTAAGCACTGTTCTAAAGCCGTTCTGAGACGGTACCGGGGCCAACAGCACATCGAGCATGCGTTCGTCATTGATGGTGCGGATGGCCTGGCGGTGAGCGTTAAATTTCTCGAACGGGCTACAACCGAGTTTGTCGTGGCGGCGATGATGGTAGTGAGATTCGATCCAGTTATTTAGGAACGATTCGAACTGTTCAGCCGACAGGTTAACGTCCAGCGCTACTCTGTCTTTGCCTTTTTCACGTTTTTCAATAAGACGCTGAGCAAAGGTTAAACGCGCACTGATACGCTCTCGTTCTGCTACGTTGTGGCCAATGTAGCCTTGTAGTAACTCGGCAAAGTCGTGGCTGAATGTTCTAAAAAAGCGTTCAATAAACGGCTTTTCCCAGCCTGAATATGGATTAGTAATATCGTTGTGAATGTCCAGGGCATCCCACACACTACGGATATGTGCAGACAGATAATCTGAACCGTTATCTGTTCTAGCCACTTCTGGCACGCCCCAGTCAAGGATGGCGTTGCGCAGTAACAGCGCGATAGCTTCTGAATTGGAAGTAGGCTTTAAAACGACTTTTACACGGCGTGTGAACACATCAATAACGCCGACAATGGAGTATCTGCCATCCGTCAACATCACATCAGCTGGCGTTGAGTCGAATTCCCACAGCTGGTTAATGCGCTCAACACTGGCGCTGAGGCTACCGAACGCGGCCATATGTTTATTCTGCCAGCCTGATGGATCAACCAGCGATAAAAAGGTGGTGCGATTTTCTTCTTTCCAGATTTGCAGCCAACGGCGGCAGGTTGGTTCCGAAGGCAGGGTGTATTCTTCGCCGAACTCCATGCTCAGCAGATCTGCGAGGCGAGCACCTTTTATATGGGGGTACTCATGAATGAGTGCTACGCAGTAATCGCGCATGCCTGGTGTTTTATCAATAACACCACAGCCCTTGTTTTTGCCGAATTTAGGCAGCAGACCGTTAATGCCCTCTTTCTGATATTGCTTTTGCCAGCGGGCCAACGTTGAGAAACTGATTGAAGGCTTAACGTCGTAAAGCTTCGGATCAATATCGAGCTCTTTGTTGTTATAGGCCTGAATAAAACTGTTCCACCCGCCTGTTTTACAATCACTCTGTGTAGCAGACTGATTTGCTAAGGTAAGAATGTATAAAGCAGATTCCGCTCTCTCTTTTGCAGTACCGTGTACACCTGCAAATGAGGCAACGGCCTGCTGACGTTTCTTGGCAGCGATTTCCTTGTGCTGCTCTTCGTTTTGACGTTCAAAAGCAGCCAGAGCTTTTGCTTTCGACGCTACATCAACCGATTCAGACATATCTGCTAATGCACTTTTCACATCGTCCGGAAGTGACTGGACTTCGTAGTGTGGGATCAACCCTCCGCGCGCTTTCACGCTGGTAAATTTCCAGCCTTCTTTTTTGGCTCGCAGATTAATAGTCCGCTTCGACTGGCCGAGTGCATTGGCAATTTCCATTGCTGTAACAGTGCCCAT